TCGTGGGCACATTCGTATATAGATTGACTAGTATACTTTGATTTTCTAGTGCTGTCAAGTTCACTTCCATACTTTGCCAAAAGAATGGTAAGTGCTTGTTGACGAAGTTTCATTTTGTCGTCACTATATCGCCAATCATCGTTCATGAAAGTTCTCTGATCCTCCTTGGAAGTTTTCAGATCCACCGATGGGATCGAGTTGAAGCGTAGTGGCACCACTCTTAGTTGCCATCTCATACATCAACTGATGAATGTTGTCAGGTTCTTTGGATTGGTCCTCTGCCATCTTCATTTCATTCTCACGTTCCATATAATCTTTTTGTTTTTCAGTAATGGGAATCTCTGTGGCGAATCCATATGAACCAGAGAACCAATCATCAACAGGAGTCAGGACAGGTGCAGGCACACCAACATATGCCTTGTCCTGATCATCATCAAAGTGATCACAGTCCACTATGTTTTCATCAATAGCACACTCGATGTCCTCCTCAGAAATTTTTTGAGAGAAAAGTTTATTGATGATTTGTTTGATCATGTCTGCCAGAAGTAATGGTAGAAGTTTCCTTTAGTATGACACATCGGGTCTTCAGATGCAACCCTATATTTGAGTTGACTTTGACCTTTAAAGTCAGTTCGATCTCCGATGATGCTGTATGCCTTTAGAAGGTTCTTGCGACCCTCTACAGACTTAAGTCTATTTACCAACGTAGTACTAGCAACTGGTCGCCGTTTGGCGAAACCCTCATATTGTCCAGGAGCATACACAACACCAGCAACTGTATCAGGATAGTGTGGAGAGCGAACACGATTTAAGACTGATACTGCCACGCAATACTCATCCATCGTCCCCTTTGCTGCTTCAACTTGGATAGTCCTTGCCAGGTGATCATAATCGACTGCCGTTAGAGCAAGAATTGTAGCGAGCATAAAAAAAGGAGCATGTTTGCTCCCGTATTATAGAATATTAAATTTTTCTTGTCAAGTATT